TCTTTTTTAGAAGGAACATATTTACCGCCCATTTGACCATACTTAGTATGCACCCAGTGCGCTGCAGCAGGTGATGGGTACTTTGCAAATCGTGATTTAGCTTGAACAACAATTGTGTTGTACATCTTTGGATTTGCAGGGTATTGCGTTGGGCCTTCTTTTACTTCTTGACCTCTGATTAGAGCCATTTAAATTCCTTTGGTAAAGAGGACCCTACCCCCGCCAGTACTCGATGACTGCGAACGGGGGTAGGAAACCTAATTAGTCGTTTACTACTGCTGGGTTTGCAGAGTTTTGGTGGGCACCATTGCGCATAACACGCTCGATCTTGTTATCGCCGTAATCAGCGAAACCACCTGCAGCAAAGTCTGTAAGACTTTCTGGTGCTTCTACCCATGCTGCTGAACCAACATGTGCGCGTTCGCGCATTGTCTCTTCTGCAGTCTTTGTGTGAACAGCCTTGTTACGGTTTGGGCGCCCTGCAGCTGGCTCGTAGCCCTGCATAGCTCCTACTGTAAACTGTGTTGGAACATCTGTATCTGTTGCTAGACCTTCTTCAAAACGAAGTGGGCCACGCTGTCCTGGTGTTGCCGGTACAAACTTACGATCGTAAGTAGTACCTGGGCGCTCCGCGAACTTTGGATCTGGTGCAATTGCCATTTGTTTACTCCTAAATTGGTTTGAGGACCTCGGTAAAAGTGTCCTACTTTTGGGGTTTATTAACAGGCTAAAGTATTAATTATCTATAAAACGGTGATGACGACATTTCTACAGAGGGCATAGTCAGATCGATAGTTAACGAGCAAGCGATAGCTAAAGAGTCTGCAAAGTCATCGTGGGCATGGGCTTCTTCTGGCGCATGTGCTAGGAAGTTGGGCCCGGTGAACTTAGTTTCTAAGTCCGTCATTTGTTGGTAAAACCGCTTCCATGTGCGAAGACGGCGGGTTTTTGCATGAGCCGGCCATCCCACCATGCGACGGTCAAGCAAAGCTTTAAGGTGCTTCCAGCGTTTAGATTGCTCTGGCTGGCTACTGCCGATAGCGTGAACTTCTGCTCTTGGTAGCAACAGCTTAAGGCGCTGGGCTACTGCATCACCCACACCGTTAGCGTCAACGCCAACAGCAAGTACGTCGTAGTTAGAAAGAAAGTTAACAATCTGGAAGTACTGGTCTTCCCAGTCATCACCCTGGATTTCCATCCAGTTAAGGATTCGGTGGTCAAAGTAACCAAACTCATCTGGGCGATCCCAGTCCACCCATACAACCGTTACAACAGTAGAGTCAAGCTTACGTGCTGGGTCAATACCAACAACTACAGGTGAACGATGCCAAGCCTTAACTATCTCTTGAGATGTATCACCAAGTTCATCCATAACTGCGGATGTAACAAACATACCGCGCTCAAGTAACCACTTGTTAGAGTACGACATCTGGAACTCATCTGAGTCCTCGCCAATGCGAAGCATCTCTTTCTTAATGAACTTACCGTAGTTAGCGTTGTTCTTGGCTACTTCCCGCCAGTCCCATTCAAAGTGGTTTTGTCGAGACCCGCGACCTGTCTGTCGTCGTTTGTTTAATTGGATAGATCGGTAAAAGTTATTCTTGTGCGTAGTAGGTGTTCCGGTCTTAACCATAGTCCCTGAGTAGTACGCGAGCATTGGGGAGATGGACTTTGATACCACGAAGTCATCTGCCTCTTGGCACTCGTCAATAACAATAAGATGGAAAGACTTAGATTCAATCTTTGCGCGAGGGTTTGCAGTCATCATCATTAAGCTACTGCCTGAGTTCTTCAACTTGATTTGGCGGGTTACACCCGGCACCTTTCCAAGAGAGTCATCAATTTCTGGATCTCCCAAGATCTCTAGTGCACGCTCAGATGTAAGGCGATTTACTGTACGACCAAAGAGAGTTTCTACCTGACCTTCAACGGGTGCAAACATTCCAATCCAGACACCGTTCTTAAACTTACCTAGAAGGTCGGGGTACATTCGTGCTAGGCGTGGCAAAAGAACCATAAGCGTAGCTACTGTGTTTGCGATTGTTTCTGATTTACCTGACTGACGTGCCGCTAGCGCGGTTACCTCTTCACCATCGTTAATGATCACAGACTCAATAACACGCCTAGCAAGCGGCATCTGGTACGGGTGAAGCTCATGGCCTACTAGGGCTGTCATGAACTGAATACAGCGATCTACAATCTTTTTGACAAACTCTTTGGAGAGCTCGTCGAGCTCGTCTTCCAGCTCTTCTTCTGGCGCTAAGTCCTCTTCGTCAGGAAAGAACTCTTCGTCATCTTCGTCTACTAATATCGGTTGGTTGTCCATGTTGTCCATAGTCTAGAAGAAAACAAAAAGCCTGGGCAGTTAAACCCAGGACCTTTTGGTGCCACCATACGGGGAGATGAAGAGAGGCGAGCGTAGTCTAACACAAAGTCGACAAATCTATTTAACGGATCTTTTGTAAAGCTCTTCTACAACCGCGTGCAATGCCTCGGCACCTGTACGAGCCTCTTCTAAGTAGAAAGACTCTCTGCTCTTGGTGTACCCAGAAAGACAACGACCTACTTCATAAATAGACTGATCAATCCACATCTCTAACTCTGATGTAGGGATTCTGGAAACCCGCTTTGCAATCTTTTCTGGAAAGGGCTTTGTCCACTCAGCTTTCTTAAAAAGTTTCATCGTATGCCCCATCCGCTGGTTTCCATGCTGTTCTAGATTTCATAGCCTCAGATAGTAGCGTATCAATCTTATCGTCATCATCCCAGCTGACATCTGGACGGTGAACCCACAGTCCTATAAAAAACCCTGGGTGTGTAAATGGGAGACGAAACACTAAGCACTTACCTTTACGGTAAGGCATCTCTGTTTCTTGAGTTGTTCCTATCTCAATCATAGGAAGGAACTTCTTATGCCAATACTGCAATGATCCGACGTATAGTAGCCCGAATGTTTTCATTTATCCCCTAGGTTTAAACAGGTAGTCGTCTAGTGTCGGTAATTGAATTCTGTCCGCTTTTGATGCGTTATCTGCCATGCGGGTTTTTGCTTCCTCTGACATCGTAGATAGATCCGCAGGACCCATGTCAGACCATTGGTTTAGTCCTGACTTAGCAAGGTATCTGCCAGTAGACGCGGAGTTTTGAATACCTACCCACATACTCACTGGTACGTTGCGGTATTCCCACCATGTGTTATCGCGGAACACAATGTAGAGAGTGTTTGTGTTGGGGTTGTATCCTAATGTCTTGGCACGAGGGCGCTCAGGGTTACTAGTAGGGGCTGTCTCCATGCGGACACCGGCCTCTTTAACATCACGAGGAATTACTGATTTAAAATCATTAGTTGCGGCAAGCGCGTCAGAGACCTCATCAAAGCGAGATTTAGCTTTAGCTTTTTGTAGCTTAGTTGGTCTGAAGTCGTCTGCCATTATTCCTCACATATGTGGTTCTGAGTCTCCGTCTCTGGAACCCTAGCCAAGCAGTTTGAGCAACGAAGATGTTTAACAGGCCTAAAGTTGTTTTGCGCAGTTGAGCCTAAAGCAAACCCAGCGCCATCTTCGGCTAGCTGTGGTTCGTAGTCATTAATAATCTCTGATTCCCTAAACAACTCCCGCGGGAATGGTCCTACAGGATCCATGATGTGGTCAGGAACAGGATGTACTTGAACAGCTTGGTGCTTAGTTACTCTCATCTACAGGCGCTTCCGCATCTGTTTTTTTCTTAGATGACTTTTCAGCAACAGGTGTTACAAGTGGAAAATGGTTTGCCTTTGCGCGATCTTGTAGCCAATGTGGCAAACAAGTTCCGCAATAGTCCACGGCGTTAGCGCCCGGGTCTGCAACGGTATAGATAGCTTCTGCTTCGCAGTTAGCACATTTGATCATAAAAGCCTCCTTGACTTCATAGAAAGTTTACCTTATAAAAGCAAAAAGGGCGGCCGTAGCCGCCCCTCCGCTTTAGTCTTTACTTCTTAGCGGTCTTCTTGACTGTCTTTGTGTCTAGCTTTGCTAGCAGGTCTGTTGCAATCTTTGATGCCACACCGAACGCTGGGTCCTTAGGGTTGATTGCTCGGATGGCTACTGGAAGGGTAGCTGCCAACGCTGCAATAACAATTGACTTAGGGTCGTTATTGCCTGTTGCGTTTACAGCGATTGCTGCTGCAAGAAATGATCGGCCGTATGAGGCCAACATTGCCTTAAGTTTTGCTTGGTCCATTATTTATCTCCTTAGTGGTTATTCGCCTAGTTTAGCTTTGAGTACCAAAAAATCAGTCTTCAAGTGTGTTAAGTCTTCGCGGGTATCGTTCATCTGATCTTTCATAGAACTACCGCCATTCTCATACAGTTGGTATTCGATTCTCACAAGCTTCTTCTCTAAGCGCAGTATGTATGTTAACACTATACCTAGTTGCCCGCTTAGAATTACTGCCAAAGTGACTTTATCAAGCAACGACACGTGTATACCCATTCTGTAGAAATGTCAAGGAAACGACCAGCACAGAATGATTCTCCGAATAAAAAACACAATAAATGTGGATAACTCTTAAGTAAATGTTAATAACATGTGGATAACTTGTCACAGTAAAGAAAATATATCTTTTACGCTTGACACGTCTTGTAAAGCCCGTGCTAAGGTAGTTAATGACGCAGCCACCAGTAATGGTGGCTTTTGCCTACTGAGAGGAGCAGCAATGCTCAATATCAGAATTAATCTAACGATTAATCTAAAAAAGGTGATTGCAGGAGGGCTTGTAGCTTTTATGGCGCTAGCCCACCTAATCACACCAGCGTATGCATTAACGGCTGCTGTAGAGCCTGTGGTAAAGCCTGAGAAGGTCATTACTGTGTCTCTAAAGTACTTAAAAGTGCAGACCACCAAGAGCGAAGCTAAGAAAGCCTTAGCTAGCCCAAGCGTAAAGTATTTTGATGCTGAAGCGCTTGCATTCCTAACCGTGTACACCCAAGGATGGACAGTCGCGGAGTGGAAGTGCTTACGTAACATATGGACTAAAGAAAGTAACTTTAATCCAAAAGCGGAAAATAAATCTTCCGGTGCTTACGGAATTGCACAATTTATGCCCTCAACATGGGGCAACTACAAGGTTGAAAAAACCGCTAGCGCGGAACTCCAAATAAAATATGGACTACGATATATTTACAAGAGATATGGATCTGAAAATGACCCCAATGGTGCATGCAACGCGTGGAGTTTCTGGCAACAGAAGGGCTGGTACTAATAACGCTCCATCTTTTGATGGTAGCCAGCCTTGTAGATCACTGGACTTATCTGCGTTCTTCCCCGATGATCGGGTAGAGGAGCTCAGAGCAGTACGAGAACTTAGATCTGTATGTAAGACGTGCACGTTCCAGTCCGCTTGTTTAGAGTGGG